GTATTTTTTCGGGTCGCACTGATACGGTGGTGCATCGGCATCTCCACCCGTTAGGCGGGTAATAATGCGACCAAAACGGGTCGGACTTTGGTAAAGTGGTATCGTGCAGGGCAGCGTGGCTTTCTCTTACCCGCTCGTCTCCGGCGGTGCGGTATTGCAGCCAATAGTTGTCATCGGCATTTCGGCTACGCTCAATGACCTCTCGTTGCCATTTGTCAGCCATTATACTGCTTTGTTTGGCAAACTCATATTCAGCTTCTAAATAGTTGACGTTATAAGTTTGGTGCAACTTTAATACTTCCTGTTTAAAATCGAACCAAGGGCGTATTTTTTTATCGGCATTTAAAAGCAATCTCGACGCCGCCTCGGTCAGCTCGGCGTGGGTTTTAAAAGCGGAAAAAAGGAAAGTATCTTGTTGTAGTTTTCTGAGCAATGTGCCATCGACCACATTGTCCTTAATGCCAAAGTTCAATACTTCGTAGGTGCTTTCTATCGCTTTTTTAAATTCAGGCTCTTTGGCTAAATCTTCGGGTTTGTAACCTTTGTTAGTATATAGCTTTTTAAAGGCGTTTGAAAAAGACTTTAAAAGCCCTTTCGAGAATTGTTCCAATGGGTTTTTACCTGCGGCTAATTCGGCGTTATGACTGTGCTCAGCGATAGCTCCTCCACAATCATGGCAAACGCTGTTATAGAGATAATCTAACCTATTGTGTAATCCCAAAAAGTAAGTGTTGGGGCTGATCCCCGCCCCTAAACGAAAAAACTTTCGGGAGCGGTGTTATTGTTTTGTTGTAGCGGTGCAATTGCTTTTTTAGCCTCCACTTCCAATCCGAATTTATCTTTAATCCACTCGGGACTTATGTCGTAATGGTTGAGGGCTTCCGTGGTCATTTTCCACAATTGGGTCAAGTCTTCTGCTTGTTCAAATTCGTGGGTTATCTCTCCCTTTAAAACGCCGATTCGTATGAGGGCAGGAATTACTTTTGTATTCCACTCTTGCGATAAAAGTCGTAAATCGGCATCAATCAAGGTAAATAACATCACCTGACTGCTTTCTTCTTTGGAGCGGTTGCCGTTCACAGTATCTTGTCCTATTACTGCCCCGTTGATAAGCATGCTCATCTCGGAGTTGCAGAGGTCTATTAGGTTTTTATACACATCGCCATTGGTGCTCACGCCCTGTGCAAAATCAAAATTTTCGCTATCGTCAATAATAAACCAAGCGGCTGCACCCATATCTTCCATCATGGCTTTACCGCGACGCATGGCTTGGGGGTCGGTAGTATTGGTTTTCAGCACCCTTGGCGGTATGCCGTATATCTCGGCAAGCTCACTCCAACAGGAGTGGGCAAAACGTTTAAACAATACGTGTGGCACTGCGGCATTTAATAAGCCCAAGCCGTCTTTTTGTTCAAATTCTAATATCCAAGTACCATACTCCCGGAGCTCTCGGTAGGATATCTTTTTGTCTTCCGTAAAGTCGGGATAAATATTGCCCTTGCCGTCTAAATGGGCTCTTGAAATAGACTTTATTTGCAGTTGATCTTCTACCAAGCTAAGTTCTATTAGAGACGTTTTTCGATAGATAGACCATAGTATTTGCTCGTTAAGCTCTCTTACCCACGGCGCATTGTTGATTAGCAGTGTTTGCTCTTCGTCCACATCGCCTGCCTTGTTTTTTATGACCGATTTAATGGATAGTGATTTTTGCGTTCGATTGTTGATTTGACTCAACAGCAGCGCATCTAATAATATCTCGTCATACAATTGCTGTATGAGGTAATACTTAGGGTTGTCCCCTAACCCTGTCATTTTTATAGCGGTATTCCAACTTGCCACATCTTGGCGTACTCTTGCTACCGATTTTTCTACGATAATGGGAGACAACGGCGCCTTTGCATTGCGTTTGATATTGTGGCTGTCGGCAGCCGACAAATTGATTTTTTTATTTTTTGTCATGGCTTATTCGTGTTTAAATTTTAAACGACTTCCATAGTTAAAGGGGGCAGTGCCTTCGGTATCGGTTTCCGGATTGTCTTCAATTTTTGGCAGGGTGTCAAGATTAAGCTCTCCTTTTGCCAATTGCTTCAACCATCCGATGGCGCGGTCATAGCGTTCTTTTGCTTGTTCGTAGATAATATCAACGTTGGACAGCTCCACGATGTACCATTTAGCTATGGTTACGCAGTAGGCTACCAACAGCGGATTACGCTCTGTACCTGTGGCATTAAATATAGCATTTACATCATAGTTCAATCTTCCATCTTTCCACTCTTTTTTATGATTGGGTGCAAAATAACTACGCATTTCCTCAATGGCGGTCATTAGGGCACGCTCCACAATGGTATCATCTCCCTGCGTGATCTGGGTAATTTGGTAGCCATAAAGGACACTCGGTAAATCTTGTATAGTGATAAACATAATTGTAGAATTTAATATCGTCTGCTTTCTTTTGGAGGCACATAATAGTCGTTATAGTTTTTTGCTTTTTTATTTTCCATGAGCCAAATTGCTCCTTCTAATGAGTCGGGTCCATCCATTACGGTTGCTTTTTCGCTTACCGACAGCATTTGGTCGTGCAAGCGTTCCATATTGGGGTTTGTTTTTTCCTCCACATTGAAAATTAAATTACCCAATCGGTTCAGCGGTTCCAGCGTTCCCTCTATGCGGGAAAACTTTTCGGGTTTTCTACGCGTGTCTTCTGTTATGGGAAGATTGAAGCCGTAGAGTTCCGAATTTTTACGGATGAGCGGCAACAGTACCTGTGAATAGAATGGGTCTTGTAGGGTATTATTTTCAATGTAAATGCGTTTAACATCTACTCGGTTTTCCACTAAGTATAAATGTGCTTCAAAAAGAGCATCAATAAATTTTCCGTTGCTCATTTGGTCGAGCCATACTTTATAAACAAAGTGTTTTCTACCTTTATTTCCCACCACTATAACCGATTTATAGGAGGCTTGTTTTGTTCTGCTTCCCCTGTCCTTGTTTGAGGTTGCAGGGTCGGCATACACTACTACTTGCTCGCAAAATGCCAGCTTTGGAATTTTGGCATAAGTCAGTTCCTTGAATACATCACCCTCACTAATAGGGTTATTATAATACTCTTTTTGTTGCGAGCTCCAGGGAATTTTAGACAGCGTTCGGTCTATTTTTTCCTCCGTATTTTTTTGGGGCCAAGTCGATTTTCCCTCTTTATCTCTAATATTTATGATCTCCCACTTGTCAGCTTGCTTACCCATTTCAGTAATGCTGCAATATTTAGCAATCACGTTGCCGCAGGCAATCCAAAGCAAGGGCTCCGAAACGGATCGGGTGGCATAAAGAGCTTCGTTAATCCATTTTACTTTTTCTTTTATTCTTTGTGGATTGCGTGTTTCCTCATCGGTATCAATATCATCAACTAGTATTACATCGGGTCTTATTTCCTCATTACGAGTTCCCCGTGGGCTTTGTCCCGCGCCTAATGCACGAAAGGCAACTCCCTTTTCGGTTATAAATTCTCCCGCCTCCCATCCTCCGATACTTTGTTGGTCGCCGTAATCATTTTTAATACGATTGTTAGCTTCAAATTGGACTTTATAGGGTAGCAAAAGCCGCTCGGCGTTATCTTGGGTATTAGAAACCATCAAAACATTTCTCCTTTTGCCTGTAACAGCAAGGTACATCACCTCCATCATGGTGCGTGCCGATTTGGCAAGCTCTCTACTCCAGCTGCGTACTTCGTACCACTCGGGGTTATTCAGTACCCTTTTGGTAGCTGCTTTGTGAAAAGGGGCGGGTTCGGATTTATAGTAAGAAGGAAAATAATAGGCAAACCACTCCTCGGGGTGGGCTTCGAGATGTTTAATTCTTTTCTGCCTTTCGGGTTCGGTTTCTTTTAGGTCAACAGGGGTGCTCTTGGTGGCGTTGTCCCTATACTTCTTCCAAAGCGCTTCGTATTTGCGGTTTTCCGCTTTGCTTGCCACCGGTGCCATGCTGTTATTTTAGTTTAAGTTGAATAAATACGTCAAAATGAGGGATTAATTTTTGGTACATATCAAAGTCAACCGGCTTGATGTAGTCAAGGAATTGCGTAGCCACCTCATAAATTTCCCCGATACTAATCTCGGTTTCCAACTTCTTAATGGAGGTAGTAATAATGGCGATGGTATTAGCCTCTCTGGAGTCGGCTACCTTGTCTTTACGGTTTTTAATCGTATTATTAAGAAACTCCAACTGGTCGTAGAGGTCAGAAATCATTTGTTTTCGGGTAACCAAGAGTGATTTTCTGAGCCTATCCCACGCCTCCGTTTTAATCCAGCCTGCTAATGTCTTTTCCTGAACGCCCACACGTACCGCAATTTCTTTAACGGTTAATTTTTTGGAGTTGTCTAAGAATAATATTTTAGCAAACTCTTTTTGCTCTGTTTTTTTTAAGCCCATAATGATGATTTGATAGGCAAAATTGAGGCTTTAGCGCGACCAAAAAAAAAAATAGTCAAGCTACTCAACACTTGCGTCTAATTGCTGCACAGAAGTGGTTAACAACTGCACAACTTTTTGTACAACAATTCAATAAGTTAAATCTTTGTACTCTCAAAAGCAAACAAATGCCGGACAGTAGATTTATATTTAACGACGAAACTATCATCAATTCTTACGGATTTCGTATTCCAACAAAAGGTATTAAATTAAACCGCTTTGAAAAAAATCCGGTTATGCTGGATATGCACTGGAACGATACATCCTCTGTAATGGGTAAATGGGAAGACGTGAAAAATGAAAATGGGATTTTATCAGGTATTCCGGTATTTGATGTTGAAGACGAGAAAGCCCTCAAATTAAAAGGGAAAGTTGACCGAGGATTTGTCAATTCATGCTCTATGGGGGTAAGGTTTAAAAGAGAAAATCTCACCTTAGACGGGGAGGAATTAGTACTCAAAGAATGCGAGCTATACGAAGTGTCTATTGTAGCTGTTCCCTCTAACCAAAATTCAATTAGGCTTTACGCTGAGGGTGCTAATCAACCTTTATCGGATGATGAGGCTACAAATCTATGTCTATCAATTTCACAAAACTATAATTTAAAAACAGATATAAACATGAAATTCAAATTAACCGATGCGGCGGCTCTTGCGCTTGGCTTTACAGCAGGGACAGAAGTTGACGCCACCGAAATCTCCGCCCACGTGGAGCGAATGCAGGTAAGTCTTACCTCCACAGAGGGTAAATTGACGGCTGCAAATAACGAGATTGCCTCGTTAAAAAATGCACAAGAAACGGCTAAACTTTCCGGTATTACCGCCAAAGTTGACAAAGCAGTTACCGAAGGAAAAATCAATGCCGATAAAAAACAAGCCTTCATTGACTTGGGCGTTGCCAACGAATCATTGTTGGATAGCACACTTGAAGCCCTAACGGGCAAAACCAGCTTAGCAGCCCAAGTATCCAATACGCAGGGTGCTACTGATGTGAAAACGGCAGACGATTTTCAAAAATTGTCCTTAGCCGAGCAAATGGAGTTCAAAAAATCACGCCCACAAGACTATCAAAAAATCTTTAAAATCTAAATATCATGCCACAAAACTTTCCCGAAATCTGGTTGGGTAGAATTATCCAAAACCTCGACAAAAGCGATGAAGGTACATTTCTAAACGGAGTGGACGAAATAGCCGCCGATGTAACGCAAATCAATGCCGGCTCACAGAGCGAACTGAACAAAATTTATGTACCCAATACCGAATTTGAGGTAGATGTATTGATAAACAACAATACCTATCCTATCCCGGTACAGGAGTATGCCGACGGCACTATCGAGATAACGCTCGATAAATTTCAAACCAAAGTAACCACACTCAACGATGACGACGTGATAGGTGCGTCTTACGACAAAATAGATGTGGTTCAAAAAAGCCACACCCGTTCCATTTTGTCTAATCGCTACAAAAAAGCGATACATGCCATAGCACCTGCTCAGAATACGGCCACAGCTCCGGTATTTTTGGCTACCGGTGGCGTTGACGGCTTAACCGATTCAACCGGTCGATTCAGATTGACTTATGATGACTTAGTATCCTTCAAACAAAAATGGGAGGATGCCGGCAATGACGGCGGCGTGTTGGTGTTGAATAACGCCCATTGGAATGACCTGTTGATGGACAGAAAGAACTTTGGAGACCAATTGGTCAATTACAAAGCGGGGACACCTTCGCCTGTAATTTTAGGGTTTGAAATCAGAACCTACGCAAAAATGCCAAGATACAGTGCCACCAACGTGAAAAAAGCATACGGCTCCATCAACGAGACAACTGACAAAGTGGCTTCTGTAGCTTTTATGAAAGAGGGGATTGCCAAAAAAACCGGATTGACCAAGCAGTATTATGTGGACTCTAAGTCCAACCCTACGGGTCAAGCAAACCAATTGGCGTATCGCCACTATTTTGTGGTGGTACCTTACCAAAACAGAAAAATAGGGGCTATTTTATAGTTAATTTGCTAATTAGCCAATGTGCCAATTAGTCAATTTGGAATTAACCTTAAAACTTTGGCAAAGTTATGCTTCGACTTCGCTCAGCAACAGAACTTTGCCAAAGTTATTAAATCATTAATTATGTTAGAACAACTTATATATCCGGCATTATTAGCCCTAGTAACCGCCACTGTAACGTGGTTGCTGGCAAGGCGTAAAAACATTGCCGAGGGCAAGATGGCAGAGGTTGATGTAGATATGAAGTCGGCAGCACTCTACCAACAATTGTTGGACGACGCCATCAAGCGGATCAATGAGCTATTGGAATTAGCCGATGGGCAACGCAAGCAGTTGGCTTTGCAGCGAGAGCAAATTGAGAACCTAATGGAGGAAATGGAGACCTTGACTACGGAAATTAAAAAATACAAACAGCTCAATGGCAAAAGCCAATAAAATAGAATATTTAGTGATTCACTGCACCGCTACCCAAGAGGGAAGATCGGTAACAAAGCACGATATTGAAGAATGGCATTTAAAAGGCAGAGGTTGGGACAGAGTGGGTTATAGTGATATGATCCATCTCAACGGGGTAATTGAAAACTTGACACCCTATAACGATAACGACCTTGTAGAAAGCCACGAGATAACGTGGGGAGCTACCGGTATCAACTCTATTTCAAGACATATTGTCTATGTGGGTGGCATAGATAAAAAGTTAAAACCCAAGGACACCCGCACCGGTGAGCAGTTAGCCGCCATGGAGCGATACGTGAAGCAGATGCTTAAAAAATATCCGAGCATCAAAATAGCCGGACACAACCAATTTGCCGCAAAGGCTTGTCCGAGTTTTGATGTTCCAAAATGGTGCAAAATCATAGGTATATCCGATAAAAACATAAAGAAATGAAAAGCGTTTTTCTATTCATATCAGTTATATTCTTAGTGGGTTGTTCCGCAAGGAAACAGGTAGTCCCACCAACAATACGTCAAGTTATAAGGGATAGTGTAACAACAAGTATTCGGTATATCCCGAAAGACACTACCTATTATGTTCCGGCAGATAGCTTGAGTTTGAGTGTATTACTTTCGCAATTAGAGAGCGGGAAACCTGCCATTAAAACAGAAGGTAAGAAAACCATAATCGTGCGGCGAGTAGGTAATGCCATTAGGGCAGACTGCCATACGGAAGCCTATGAGTTAGAGGTAAAATACCAAAATAAAATCATAGAAATATATAAGTCGCATATAAACGAACTGCAAAAAAGCGAAGTTAAAATAGAAAAATATATACCAAAAGCCGCAAAAGTAATGATGTGGCTCGGGATAGGGTTTGTAGTTCTCATCATCATCAGTATAGTATTAACCATTAAATCATTTTTAAAATGAGTAAAATATTTGAACAGCACCCCAAATTAGTGGAATATTTCAAAACCTCCGACGGCACCGCTTTTTTTACGGAAAGTGATGCCAAGAACCACGCCAAAGGATTGGAAAATAAAGCCGTGCTATCGGTTAAAAACCCAAAATTGGTAGATGTTGCCCATGAAGAGGTAACGCAAGACGACACTACGGACGCCGAGAACCAAGCCAAAGCTGATGCAGCCGCAAAAGTGGCAGAGGCCGACGCTAAAGCTGATGCAGCCGCAATAGTGGCAGAAGCCGACGTCAAAGCTGATGCAGCCGCAAAAGTGGCAGAAGCCGACGTCAAAGCTGAGGCAGCCGCAAAAGTGGCAGAAGCCGACGCCAAAGCTGATGCAACCGCAAAAGTGGCAGAAGCCGACGCCAAAGCTGATGCAACCGCAAAAGTGGCAGAAGCCGAATCAAAAGATAAACCATTAAATCCGAAAAAATAATGCTACCAAGATTAGACATACAATTTGACAACGGTAATATAACCAATGTACAGCCGCCACAAGATGGAATATTTGCGTTGGCGGCGAGTGCCGTTGCTGTTGGCTCCACGTTTACGCTCAACACGCCTTACTATGTAAAGAGTATGCAAGATGTGGCAGCATTAGGTATTGTTCCCAGTGTGGACAATTATCGCTTGTATCACGCCTTAGAAAAATTCTTTGCGGAGGCGGGCGATGGCACAAAACTGTGGTTGATTGGCTTTGCCAAAAGTACAAAACCGAGCGATTGGTTTACACCGGTTGACGGCAAGGCACCCATAGAAAAAATATTGGACGCCGCCAATGGTGAAATCAGTGCGGTATTTACCGTATTCTCACCCACCGGTTACACTGTGAATGTGGTCAATGGATTAGATGCTGACGTGATGACGGCAAAACAAGCGGCACAGCAATTAGCAGAAAACTATACCAATAATAAGTATGCTCCTTTCTTTGTGATATTAGAAGGATACGGATTTGACGGCAGCGTGATAAGCCTTGCAAACTTGGCAGAAGGCACGGATAACCGTGTGGCTATCTTTGTGGGCGATACCGAAAAACGAACCGGTTCTGTAATCAACTTTGGTACTGCCACCTACGTTCTTGCGGGAAGACTTGCTAAAATAGGCGTTCATGAGAATGCAGGTAAGGTAAAATTAGGCTCTTTGGAAACATTAAATGCCTATATTGTAGATACCGCAGTGGAGCATTATGACGTGGAGGGATTGCACGATAAAGGATACGTTACGTTTAGAACGCACGTAAGAAAGACCGGTTATTTTATAACCGATGACCCATTGGCAACTGCATTGGACGACGATTATCACTACATCACCCGCCGCAGAACCATTGATAAAGCATTTAGATTAGCACACGGTGTAGCCGTGAATGAGCTGCTGAACGACCTCAATATTACCAACACCGGCACCATTGACCCGCTTTATGCGGCAACCATAGAGGGCGCAGTGGAAATGGCTATTTACAACGGTATGACCGCCAACGGATCGTTGAGCGTTGATACGACTGACCCCAATGACTTAGGCGTAAAAGCAACAATGGATTTATCTTGGAATGTCATAAATACATCCAAAATAAAAATGAGCATCAAAGTAAGACCCAAAGGACAAAATCGATGGTTTGACATCTTGCTTGGATTTAATGTAAATCTAAATGCGTAATCCTATAAAACACACAATATTATGTTTAACAGTAGACAATATGAGTGGGCAGATTTGACACTCATCTTAGGAGGAAGAGATATTACCGGTATTCGTGCCGTGAAATACTCCGAAAAAATAGAGCGCGAAGCGTTGTATGCCAAAGGCAGAAGACCGCATAGCATTCAAAGCGGTAATATCGCTTATGAGGGTGAAATCGAAGTAGTGCAGTCAGAGTATGAGGCATTGCGACAAGCCGGCAACGGCAGCGTGTTGTCGCTCAGCCTCGATGGAATATTTGCCTACGGCAATCCAATCAACGGCGATGCGATGATAATAGACAGAGTAGTGGGCATACGCTTTACCGAAGCCGCTAAAGAGATCAAACAGGGAGATAAGTTTATGACCATAAAATTACCTTTTGTGTTTATCAAAATTAAAAAAATCACTTAGTTAGCTAATTAGCGGATTAGCTAATTAGTTAATTAGCTGATTAGGTAAAGTTTGACAAACTCAATACTCAATACTCAATACTCAATACTCAATACTCAATACTCAATACTCAATACTCAATACTCAATACTCAATACTCACACAATGAAAGTAACACCTGAGCAAATAGCCGAATGGAAAGAAAAATTTGGCGATGTTTATAAAATGACAATAGAAGACAAGGAATGCTACCTGAAAGCACCCGACCGCAAAACGTTAGGCTACGCCAGTGCAGCCGCCTCTACCAACCCGATGAAGTTTAACGAAATTATGCTCAACGGCTGTTGGATAGCCGGAGATGAGGAAATCAAAACCAACGATGCTTACTTTTTGAGTGCCAGCACCAAAATAGCCGAAATCATACAAATAAAAGAGAGCGTGTTGGAAAAGCTCTAACGCAGTTTGCGGTAGGCGATGAGGATTGGATACGCAAGTCCAACGCACAGCTGCGGTATTACTATCATATCTCCGACCCCGACGCACTCAGCGATGAGGAGTGGGCAATGCGTATCAAAGAATTGGAATGGATTAGATTGAGGGAAAACTCAAAAAATTAGCGGATAATTAGCTAATTAGCAGATTAGCTAATTAGTGGGATAGTTAATTAGCGGATTATAGAAGTTTGGCAAACTTACAGTCAGCTAATTAGCAAAATGAGTAAAAGTAGCAGGTAGAGCGTTGACCAAATAGTGATAAGGGTAATGGCAAGAGCGGGTTTTTCTCTTCTGATGGTGTAGGCACTCCAAAAGGGTAAAAAGGGGAATAGCGGAATGATAAGCCAAACGCCTGATTTAAGGAATTTTAGGAATAAAACAAAGACAATATAGAGTAGTAGAATTTCCATGAGTAATATATTAGAATATACACCGGATTAACCTCGAATGGACTCTATAATTCCTCCTACTATCAGAGAGATAAGACCCACAAGTGCGAATGCAATAAATAGAGTGCTTAATATAATCATAATGTTTTAATTTTTAAACAAAAGTACAAAAAAACTAATAAACGTGGATATATTAAACTTTTTAATACAATTTAATACAAATTCCGATAAGGTTACGGCTCAAATAAACAAACTTGATGCCGCAACTATCAATGTTGGTAGAGCCGCCATAAAGGTTGACAATGCCTTTGTAACAACACTAAATAACATAGAAAAAAAATTAGGTACGATTAATATTGCCTCCAAAATTCAAAATATAACAAGTAGTATAAGTGGTCTTGGCTCTGTTGCACAACCCGGTTTAGATTTTAGTTCATCACTCACTGACTTATCAGTAATAACGGGCGAAACCGGAAAAGGACTTCAACAAATAGGGGTGTATGCCCGGCAGAATGCAAAGGAATTTGGAGGAAGTGCTGCCCAAAGTGTAGAAAGTTTTAAATTGATACTTTCACAGTTAAGTCCGGAGATTGCCAAACAACCTAAGGCACTGCAAGAAATGGGTAAAAATGTATCTATTCTCAGTAAACAAATGGGAGGAGATGCCGTAGCCGCAACCGAGGTGTTGACCACCGCCATGAACCAGTATGGAGTTGATATGAGTAACCCCATAAAAGCAAGCGATACCATGCGAGAAATGATGAACGTTATGGCTGCCGCTGCCCAAAAAGGAAGTGCAGAGCTTCCCCAAATAAAAGGAGCCCTTGAACAAGTGGGGGGTGTGGCAAAAGCCGTTGGTGTAAGTTTCTCAGAAACCAATGCCGCCATACAAGTATTAGATAAAGCGGGTAAAAAAGGGAGCGAGGGCGGTATAGCCTTACGCAATGTGATGACTACACTATCAGAGGGCAGATTTTTGCCACCAGCCGTAAAAGAGGAGCTTCAATCGGCGGGAATAGACATAAACGGACTTGGGGACAAAACAAAATCTTTTTCTGAGCGACTCAGCCTATTGAAGCCCGTTGTAAATGACACAGCACTTTTAACTAAACTATTTGGAAAAGAGAATTTACTTGCAGGACAGGCATTGGTAAACGGGACAACTGACCTCAATAATTACAACACAGCGATACAAAACACCAATACAGCTCTGGAACAGGCTGCAATAAAAATGGAAGAGCCTGCGGAAAAGAACAAAAGATTACAGGCACAGGTTGACAACTTCAAAATATCTTTATTCAACGCCAGCGGCGGTGTGATGGGGTATGTTGGCGCTCTTGGAAATATGGCTCAGGATGTGGGTAACCTTATCCCTTTATTTGGAGGTGTAACATCGGTTATAAAAACACTTACCAACACCGAGAAAATGAAATCATTTTGGGACGGTGTAGTTTCAATTTCAACAACGGTTTGGGCAGGAGCTCAAAAAGTGCTCAATATGGCTTTTTGGAGTAACCCCATCACTTGGGTTATAGCGGCAATCATTGCCCTAATAGCTGCCATAACGTATGTTATTATTAAGACTGACGGTTGGGGTAAGGCGTGGAAACACGTAGTACAGGGCGCTAAGTATTTATGGGGCTCTTACATTGAATTTGTAAAGGCAAATTTCAACTTAATGATTCAAAGTATTATGATAGGGATAGGAAAGATACAGTTGGGCTGGTATAAGTTTAAGGAAGCCGTTGGGATGGGAGACAGCAAAGCCAATCAAGTAATAATTGCCAAGATAAGTGAAGATATAGAGCAAAGAAAGCAGTCTATAAAAGATGGTTATCAAAAAATGGCAGCTACCGCCCTAAAAGCTAAGAACGAATTTGAAAAGGCAGGTGGATCCCTGAAATGGAATAATAAAAGTATGGGCGATGTAACCGGTGGGTTAAAAGAAAAATTAGGCATCACACCGCCGGCAGTTCCCGGCGTTGACCCTAACGCCACTAATTTAGGCGGGGACGATAAAAATAAGGACAAAACACAAATCAACGAGGCAATAGCCACCGGAGGCACAAAGCATAATTATATAACCATAACGCTCGGCAATATGGTAGAAACTATCAATGTAAGCGGGAGAGACTTTAAAGAGGGCGTCAACGAAATGGAAACACAAGTACAAGATGCGATGATGCGTATCTTGGGAATGGCGGTAACGGTAGGGAATTAGGTAATTAGCGGATTAGGTAATTAGCGGATTAGCTAATTAGCGGATTAGCAAATTAGGTAATTAGCGGATTAGGTAATTAGCTAAAAACTTTGTCAAAGTTTAGAACTTTGACAAAGTTCTCACTCAATACTCAATACTCAATACTCAATACTCAATACTCAATACTCAATACTCAATACTCAATACTCACTACTCAATACTCAATACTCAATACTAAAATGGAATACACAAATACGGACATATTATTTGCGAGTTTGGTGGGAAGTAAAATAAACATACCGCGATTTAGCGCGGTACAAAACGAGTTGGCAAAACACGTGCTACCCCCTATTCCGTTTTTGCCGTTTAGAAATAAGGATAAAGTATTTGAGCCGGATAGTTACGAAAGCACATTAGATATGTGGGCTGCCGATAAGCCCACGCCAATTAATAAACAATTTTTCCCGCTTTCCTTTTCTGTGGACGATGACCGTAGTGTGTGGTACACGCTACCCTACGAGCCTATGCTTAGCATAAGCAGTAAAAATAATATCGTGCGGAGGAATGTAGCCAAGGCTACCCACGAAGGAACCGTAAAAGAACGATGGAGCCGAGATGATTACAGCATCACCATAACAGGCGTATTGATAGGGTCGTTGCTCACAGGATCGGTTGAGGATTGCTACCCTATTTTTGACTTTATGGAGTTGAAGACAGTAATGACAATAGACACAGTAGTTCAGGTGAAATGCGAGCCGTTGCAACTCTTAGGCATCAACCAAATAGTGATTGAAGATTTTAGTTTTCCCTTTACAAAAGGCGAAAATGTACAGGCTTACGAAATAAAGGCATATAGTGATTTTCAACATCAATTATTAATAGAATTAGATGATTAGATGATTAGCTGATTAGATGATTAGCTGATTAGCTGATTAGCTGATTAGCTGATTAGCTGATTAGCTGATTAGCGAATTGTAACTTTTAACTTTTATCTTTTATCTTTTATCTTTTAACCACGCCTAATGCGTGGTCTTCGTTTCACTACGACTTTTAACTTTTAACTTAAAAAGGTGTATAACATCAATTGGAATATAGAATTTAAAACGGAGGGTAAAAAATACCAACTCGCCCTATTGGGCGAGTTGGATATTGAGAGCTCTGTGGAGAATTTAGTAGATACGGCAACTATTATACTGCCGGAGACCGTTATGAATGTGCCGTTGAAATTGGGCGAAAAAATCAAAAGAGGATCAGAGGTAACGATTGACTTGGGTTATAACGCCGAGAAAAAAACCGATTTGAAAAGAGAATTTACAGGGTTTGTAAGAGAAATAATAGTGAACAATGGTTCTTTGAAAGTGGTGTGTGAAGATTCTATATTTTTGTTTAGAAAGTCAATCCCAAATGCGTTATTGAGCACGGCATCGGTTAAAGAGATTGCCGAGTATGTGTGTAAAAATATAGATAGCAGTTATGCAGTGGACTGCGACTATGGTATTGTTTACGAAAAATTTACCATAAGGTCTGCCACCGGATTTGATGTATTGAAAAAATTGCAAGACGAAACGACGGGTAACATCTATTTTGACAGTGAAAATAAGACACTGCACATTCACCCGCCCTACGAAAAGAAAACAGGCGAGGCAATCTACTCGTTGCAAAAAAATGTGGAAACGTCGAGCTTAGAGTATAAAATAAAAAACGATTATAAGGTAGAAATAGAAATAGAAAGCACTGACTTGAACGGAAAAGTACAAAAGGTACAATACGGCACTACCGGTGGCGATAAGCAAACGATAAAAGTGGGTAGTATGAGCAAGGAAAGCATGCTTGACAAAGCAGAAAAAATACACAAAGTAGCCACCGCCAACGGTTATGATGGCACTTTTACGGCGTGGCTCATTCCTTATGTACAGGCGGGCTATTCGGTAAGGATAAAAGACGATGACTACCCCGAGCAAAAGGGATGGTATTTTGTAAAATCAGTCAAGACGACATTAAGCAGTTCCGGAGGTGTACGCACCGTTACGCCGGGAATAAAATTATCAAATTAATTATCAATTATCAATTATCAATTATCAATTATCAATTATAAATAATGAGTGATATTAAAGAAATCAGACAGCACATCCGCAAGATAGCGGGCGATGATAGCGTTGATATAGTTATAGGTAAGGTTGTCTCTGTGGGAGATGATACTTGCGCTATAAAAGCCGATGGGTTGGAAATACCCAATGTGAAGTTAAAGTCGAGCGTGGGTGGGGAACATTATTTAATTCAATTTCCCAAGGTGGGCACTCAGGCAACGTGTATCAGTTTGGACGGCACATTTGCCAACTTGAAATTATTGTCATGCGACGAAGTGGCAAAGGTGGAATATAAGCAAGACGGCTTGGAAGTATTGGCAGATTCCACTGACGGTAAAGTAAAATTGAAAAATGCGAGCGTGAGCTTAAAAGATATAATGGACGACTTGGCAAATACGCTTCTTAATTTGAAAGTATATACACCCACAGGACCGAGTGGTACGCCACTTCCTGATAGTGTAGCTTCCATCAATCAATTTAGTCAAAAGATTAACCAAATACTCAAATAAAATGGCACTCAATAAACAGGAACTAAAAGCCAATATTAAACAATTATTGGAAGATATGTTGGAGAGAAGCGAGCAAAGCACGGAGGAATTTGCAGAGCGATTGAGCACGGCAATAGATGATTATGTCAAGCAAGCACAAATCAATTATACAAGCGGGCTTACGGCACCCAATGGAGCCGTTGCGGGAACATTTAACGGTAATTTAAGTTAAAAAGTGAAGAACAAAGGCATACAAATCAACAATACCTATGACCTCGGTCAACTCATGGATATAAAAATACGTGTGCAAAGGGACGAGACCGGAAAGATAGTTACGGGTATGGTTATAGGTGATACGCTTGAACAAAATAAGGCATTGCTGTTATTGCTACGTCCCGGCGATTTAAAGGACAAGCCACTCATAGGCGTGGGCATTGAGGATATACTGTTGAGCGATGAAACCGATTTAACAGAATACAGACACAAAATAAGACGCAACTTAGAAAGTGATGGCATGCGTGTGGGAGTGGTAGATTTTTACAATAAAACGAACTTAAAAATAGAAGCAAATTATGAGTAGTGTAAAACAAGGACAAAACTTTTTAGATAAAGTATTGGCACAGACCGGTTCCATAGACAACGCAATGGATATGGCACTTATCAATGAGATGAGTATTACACATATAGTTGTGATAGGAGATGTGTTATTAACAGGTGGAAAAATTGAGCCGAGAGTTGTCTCATTTTTCAACCACGAAGAGCCGGCAACTTGCGGAGACATAAACTATCTTGGGATAGGTACCATGCAGATAGAAAACACCTTTATTGTAGCATAAAATGGCAAGGACAAGGCAAGAAATAAAGCAGGAAATGACCGATAAATTTTTATCGGACAATTATGTGCGCTTACTCTACGGGCTGGATGACGGTGCCGTATTTGAAGATGAATTTAGCCTTGTAAGTATAGAATACCGATTATTTGAGGCACTTGCTTTTTTTATTTGGGTCTTTGAAAAATTGATGGACACTTATCGCACAGAGGTCAACGAGCAAATAGCCCAAAGCAGAATCCATACCCGAGATTGGTACAGACAACAGGCACTGAACTACCAACATGGGCAGGAGGTTACCGATAACGGAACTTATGACAATACACTGCTTACAGATTTGCAAATAGCTACCGCCAAAATTGTTAAGCATGCCAGCGTACTGAAATATATCATCAACGGTCGTGGCGTTCTTAGGGTAAAGGTTGCGAAAGATGCCGGAGGAGCGTTAGCCCCGATGACGGTAACGGAATTGACGGCATTTAAGCATTACATGAACCGGGTAGCCGATGCGGGAACTACCGTGATACCAACTTCGGGAACTCACGATGATCTGAAATTGGAGATGGACGTATATTATGATCCCACCGTATTGGACAGCCAAGGGGCAAGATTGGATGGCACGGATGCAGAACCGGTTAAAACCCGAATTAAAGCCTATTTAAAGGGGCTTGAATTTGATGGAAGATTTATTAAAACACACCTTACCGACCAATTGCAAGCGGTAGATGGTGTAGTACTACCCAAGATAAGAAGGGCATGGAGCAAATACGGAAGTTATAACTATGAAACCATAGGACAAAATACGGGCGAAATAGACGAGATAAGAGTTGCCGATGCGGGTTATATGAAGTTGGACGAGGCGACTACGATAATTAATTACATCCCTTATGAGGATTAGTTAATTAGCTAATTAGCGGATTAGCTAATTAGCGGATTAGTTAATTAGCTAATTAGCAGATTAGTTAATTAGCTAATTAGCGGATTAGTTAATTAGCGGATTAGTTAATTAGCGGATTAGTTAATTAGCGGATTAGTTAATTAGCAGATTAGTTAATTAGCTAATTTGGAAATGTGTTAATTAGGCAAGAGCAATTAGGTAATAGTAGAATAGAAATAAATGAATTACGGTCAAATATATACGGTAAATTGGGGTACACTAGTACAATGGTTGATCCCTACATTTTTGCGAAAACCTATTCACTATGATTGGTTGATGGCGTTGGTGCAACCGGTGGCAACGTTGCACGAACAATTTCTGCTATTCAGAGAAAAAAGTAATTATAAATTGGGACATAATTCGCAAGTGTGCAGTATAGAGGCGATGCTCAATGACCAATTTGACCCCGTGGTTCGCAGTATAAGAATAAATAACGGCGTAGTGAGAGAACCCGTGTGGTTTTGGGAGCAAGAGGAAAATCAACCGGTTTGGTTTTATGAAGATAATCCGGCGGTTTATTTTTATGAGCCCGACTATTTGGCTGAGGAGTTGGCAGACTTTACGGTGATAGTTCCTGCGGGACTATTGACCGGTAACGCTACCGCCGATACACAGATGGAGCGGTTGATGCGATCGTTTATTGATTATTATAAACTGTATTCTAAAAATTACACAATCAAGTATGAATAAATTACAAATAAGCGGAAATGGATTTCCGGGTACTAATAAAACGTGGCGTTTTCTACAAGCGGCATTGGGCGATGCCATTAGTGGTATTGCGGGAGTGCTGGGCGATAAGGTGATATTGAGCGGTGTGGTAGTAACCGGCAACCAAGTGAGCAGCGGTGTTATTATATACAATGGCGAGCTATACCCATTTGAAGCGGGCACGGTGGGAGCGGATGTTAGTATTGTGGAAACCGTAGAAAATGCTGATTATAAAATTGACATCAACAACGATAACCTCTTTGATAATCTTCCGGCCTATATAACCAAAGTTGCCAAATGTGGCACCGGCGGGATTGTTACCTTTCCCTTTGCGGAATTGGTAAGATTGACACGGCTGCAAGATGTGTTTGACGGCAACTATAATCACTTGCAGAATTTACCCGACTTGTTTAGTGGAGATTATAACGACTTGGACAATTTACCGAGTTTGCCGCAGCAGGCTACGGAACAAGAAGCCGGTATTATGCCATTGGCGAGCTTGGCCGATATTCTTCAAGGTGCTAATCATACCAAAGCCGTAACGCCACACAGGATGCAGCAATATTTTGGCAAGATAGGAAAAGGCTCTTTTTATTTTGGCGATGTGGTTGTTGACACGTTTAAGACGGTCTATGTCTATCCGACTTTGCTAACCAATAATTATATGGTATTGGGCTCTTTTAAGGGGGGCAATGGTGATTTAACCCTTGATAATGACGTGATGTGGGTAACTCACAACCATACAACGAGCTCATTCACGTTATCTGTAAGAGAGGTGAGCAATGACAATCAGTCATTGTGGTTTAGCTACCTTATTATTGCGCTTTAAAATTTTAATAAGATGTATAAAAAACTAATAGAATTTCCGGAAAAGCCGTACTTGTTTGAATTTACGGTAGCAGATACATTGGAGCAATACAACGCATTGGAGGATAAGGTTGATGTTTTTGAGAATCCTGTATTAAGCTACGATTTCAACATTTGCCTGCAAATGTTGGACAACCACGTCCTTGTGCCGAGAACGCCGAGCGTAGTGGCATTGGCACAGGCACAATATGAAAAGGATCAAAACGATGC